TCACATAGTAGGTGTATTAAAACCTACAACCCTGCCACTCATACGTTAGTATGGGCAGGCCCGTCTGATCTTCATGCTGACGCGATCAGGACGTCCTTGACGTTCCAAATGTCGCTCATCAGCAAAGGGATCACTCCCCTGCTTCAGAAGACACTTGAGCAAGGCAAATTCGTCATCCAGCTGTGAGGCTGGAATCAGACTCCAGGGCACAGCTCCCTTAACCAGAGGGATCTGCAGTTCTGGATCAAAGTATTCCTCGGAATATCCGAGGACGCTTTGTCTGCCGATTACAGAGCTACTTTCGAGAACATTCGGGTAGGGTATCAACCCTTCCAAAATGTGATCTAAGTATCCCGCCGTTTTCCAGTAACCATGCTTATAAGCAAGGTTTCTGGTTGACGACAGTGATATAAGCTCTGGAACATCAGCGCGTGAGGATGGAAACATTCTCCGGACACGAAAGATACTTACATCGTGTCCGTCGAAATATTCTTTCCCACAAGACTCTCTGAACTTCCCAGTCCAGAAAGACTTGTGTCGATTCACTTTAAAGCCTAAAAGCTCTAAAGTCTCGATCACGTACGGCACAATTTCTACGGGGATAATAATATCATCTCCGTAGACACGCACCTTACCTCGAAGCTTCTTAACGTCGCTTCGAGTAAGACGCCGTCCGAGCTTAGACTCTAAACCAAGGAAGACTGCGGTTAGAAAAACGCATTCTTCTATGGGGAAAGTCAAAGCTGATCCCATACTCGCGAACTTGGTAAGGGGAATAACCCCAAAACCAGGTACGTCTGCATTCGTCGAACGTGTTGCTAAGACTGCCTCAAGGAGGTAGCCATAGTTCAACAACATTCGATGTACAAGCAGATTGGAGACACGATCGGAAGCTTCGCTAAGATCTAGCGTAGCTAAGTTCCCATAACGGGAACCCTCACAAGCCATCTCTTGGTTAGGAGATTGGTCAGTGAAACCGACCATCGATTGAATCAGGTTTGGTCTCATATTACCCGAGACCACTTCTGATTCAAGATGATTCACAAATAAATGCATCAGCCCCTGCTGCATGTATTGCATGCAGGTAGGTTCGATAGCTATTATTCGTGGAGTCTTCAACGTTTTAGGAACTGCAACGACCTTTACAGGTCGTTCAGAACCGGGATCCAAGTATTGCACCTCGTCCAGAGAGCGGAAGTACCGTGGACTGGGGATCAAGTTTTCCATTGCTGGAAAAATTGCCTCTAGTCTATCGGTCCACTCGGCTTGTCGATATTTAAGGTTTCCCTTAAGTTTATCGGCAGTAGCCCCTGGACCATGCTTCGGAATGACGTTACCGTCATGGACCTCACGGTCCATAGCGGTGAACACGTCCCCGAACAACATGGAGCTAACTCGCTCGAAGTCCCTCAGGGTAGAGGAACCTAGAGCAAACTTAGCATCGTGCAATTCTTGTTCACACTCGACAAACGCGGAAAACGCACGCTCCTGCCTTGTATCGCTACAAGGCAGGAGCACCTTACCAAACATCAGTGTTAACTGACGTATGGCTTGGATTGCGTCTACCGATGGATTGTCGAGCAGACGGCCGCCATCACGCTCGAACACGAGCCTGTGGAAATCCTGTAAGAATACGGGAAATCCTGCCTTCGATCCCGAGAGGGATAGAAGGTCGTCAGTCACCCTACCTTCGGTTAGCGAACTTTCGAACGCTTTACCGATGGCTGGGAGGGTGAGAGTCAAAAGACTCACACCTTCGTGTTCAAAACGCTTCTCGACTCTTTTGGAGTCGAGAAGGGCGCTTGTGCGGCACTGAACCGCGGCGTCAGCCGCAGTTCTCTGCCAAAGTAACATCAGGCTTTTCATGATGACCCCTCCTTTCGTTTAGACGATAGGATTAATGGGTGCTCATCCTGTAGCCCCTGTTACCGAAATCCACGATTCTCTGAAGGTGGATTAGGATTTATCCGTCGGACCTATCTACTACGACCCTAAGAGGTGGATATGAACGCTTAAAAGCGTACATCTCCTCTCCAAGTGTCCATGTATCGGGTGCGATCAAATGAGGAGCGACAAGCTGAATTTCTTCAGCAAGAAGCTGCTCAATTGATATCCTCCCTTCCTCAAAAGAGGAAGGAAGAGATTCTACGGAAACGGAATACAACCCACGTTCGTGGTGAGCGATGCTTCGTGTAAAATAGCCGATAAGGCGATTAAACACGCGACAAAGCGCACAACGACACGGGCTGTAGAAGTTTCTGTAGACTCGACGGGATCCTTCTTCAGAGCTCACCTTGAAGAATACGCAGATCGTAATCAGGTGTACCCGCGACGCAAAACGCCGCGAGCAGCTGATTAAGAGCCTGCGCTTCCGCTGCCGTAACTCCGTTCTTCGGAGTATCCAGGACGGTATAAGCCGACCATGCATACTCTTGGTTCAGAGCCGCATCAAACGGTGTCGCCGCAATCTTGCGACGATCAAACCGAATGCTGTGGCGGTAGCGGTTCTTCAGCTGGTGGCTGATGGTCAGACGATCGAGTCCGTTAGCAGTCTGGTACACCGTAGAGGTGCCGCCAAACTGCGTGCGAACGAAATCGTAAGGCACAGCAGCCACCGTAATGGTGGGAATGGGATCGGGTAGGGCCATAGTTACTCTTTCAGTTGCTGATATAACGATTTGTTATATCAGTTTATTGATGGGGAACTATCCATATATATGGTCTAGTTCCCTCCTTGCTTCCTTAGCACCCAACCCTTCGTTGGTATTTAGCTCAACGAAGGTTTTGCTGGATGCCAAGAGCGGCAAGGATGGACCATTGGCGGTTGTTGAAGCCGCCTACATCTAGTCCAAAACCATATGGTATCGCTTTCCGACGTCGCATGTAATGCGACTCTGTG